CTACCTGTGCGTGCACTCGGCGGCCGGCAGCGGCGTGAATCGCCTGCTCACTGGCACGGACGCATCGGCGAACCAGCAGATTCGCGGCTTCGCGTGGCTCATGCGCACGCTGGGACAGTTCGCGGCGATTGCGCCGGATGCGGAACTCGCTGGCGGGCAGATCGCCGCCGAGTACCGCACCCTGCTGGTGAACAACTACAACGCGCTGCTGACTCGGGTTCATGACCTGACTCCGCCGCGCGCGCTCGGCATCCTGCACATCCGCGAGCACGGTCTTTGGATCACGGCCGGCGACATCCCGATGTGGCAGCTGTGGTGGGTGGCCATCGCCAACGCGATGAACAGCGAGAACGACTGCGTTCCGGATGCGAACTACCAGACGGTGGAGCGTGTCCGGGACTTCAGCTACGGGCCTGCCGTCGGCCTGCTCGGCGGCAGCGGCCTCTCTCACGATCACGACTTCACCCTGGGCGCCAACTACGGCCATAAGGTCGCGAACGACAACAGCGGTAACGGGTTCGCCAAGAACTGGGGGGATGTCCACCTCAAGAACTACGGCAGCCTGAACACCACTGCGACGAACACGCTGCAGGGCACTGGCAACAGCACGCCCACGAACCTGACCGGCGACAGCTACTGGGCCATCCTGAGTTGCGCCATCTCCTATGCCGCGCAGCACCGTGCCGAGGGCGCGCTCACCGCCTACCGTCGCCTACACGGCGCGACCAACTGGGTCACCGGCGAAGCCACGCTCGTGAACAACCCGAAGTGGGGCATCAAGCCTCGCGCGCTGCCGGCTGTCGCCTACACCCTGCCGAGCACGGTCAACACCAGCGTGCTCGTGGGCCTGAACACCGCGCGCTCCATCAAGCCGGCCGGCTGGACGGATGGGCAGTTCGACCTGAGCACGTTCCACCCATACGGCGGCGGCGTGTTCGTGCCGTGGTATGGCGATGCTGGTGCGTGGATCCTGGCGAACCCAGGCGGCCACAACAACCAGGGGTTGTTGGGTTGCATCGGCTTCGACATCGCCACGCGCATGTGGTTCTTGCTCCCCAACGCAAACGGGGTGCCGTTGAACTCGACGCCGGTGTGGCCGGCAGAAGCGAACGCAGCGCCGTGGTACGAGATGCTCTCGGCCACTATCGGGGAGATGCCAGTCCCGGGGCACATCTACGCTTCGCACGTGGCGCTGCGCCGCGGCAAGAAGGGTGTGGTCATCTCGCCCACGCGGGGCGCCATGTTCAACGGCCCCGATGGCGGCAACTTCTCGTCGCCCTCGGCTCACCAGGTGGATCTGGACACGGGGCTTTTCACGCGCGCCTGCGCCAGCGCGAACGCCTCGTCCACCATCCACGTCGAAGGCTCATCCGCCTACGACCCGGTCGATGGCCGCATCTACTTCACCGACTCCGCGTTCTGGACTCGTCAGTTCATCTCGTACATCCGCCTGAGCGACATGACGTTCCAGACGCTGGCGCTGACCGGCTGGCCGCCGTCGGGCACGCCCGGCACCTACACCAAGATGGCGATCATCCCGGAACGCCGGGTACTGATCTTCGTCGATGGTGCCGGCCTGATGTTCGGTACGGACCTGACGCAGTCGCCTGCGACCATCGTGCAGCTCACCCCTGGTGGCCCAGGCTTCGCAAACAACAACGGCGCCAACACCTGGGTCTGGAACCGGCGAAAAGGCAAGCTGTACCAGAAGGGCTCGTCCACCGGCAACGTGCTCAACACCATTACGCCGCCGCAGACCAATGCCTACGGGACCGGCGGCACATGGGACCGTGGCTCAGTCACGATCGGCGGCTCTGGCCTGCCCAACCGGACGGAGACGCAGGAGCACTACACCTGCCTTTTCGACAGCGAGGTCACCGACTGCCTGGGCTGGATCGCCGGCACCACGCAGCAGGTCGCGCTAGCGCTCATCTAACTTCAAGGTGACCTGAGATGGCATGGAACCCAGTCAACGGCAGCGCGCCGACTGACGATTTCAACAGGGCCGATGGCAACGTCGGCGCCAATTGGACGCACATCCGCGACTTGGCGTGGGATGCGACGCCGCCGCAGATCGTCAGCCAGGCTGTCTACGGCAAGTCGAGCGGCACTGCGCACTATCAGGTGATTCGGTGGAACGGCACCGGCACGTTCTCCAACGACCAGTATGCCGAGGGCCCCGTTGTCGGCATGGCCTTCAACGGCTCGCAGTATTTCGCTGGCGTGGGCGTGCGCATCAGCGCCGACACCGACGCAGGTGCCGACTTCATTGGCGCCTACGTCGAGGACGACGCAGCCAGTGGTTCCAACCACACGGTGCAGGTGGTCGAGATGGTCAACGGCACCTCCTCGACGCTTGCAACCATCACCGGCGTGGCCTGGACCAACACCGACAAGATCGGGGTGGAGGTGATCGGCAGCACGATCAAGGTGTTCAAGGACCGCGTGCAGATCGGATCGAACTACACCGCCACCCTTACCACCGGTAAGCCAGGGGCTCTGCTCAGTGGCAACGGGACTGCGCTGATCGGGCTCGATGCCATCGAACTGGGTGACGCCACCAGCGCGAACGGCGCCACGCGCGCCATGCATCATCTTTGCCAACAGAGGATTTCCTGATGTCCATCTATCTCAAACAATCCACGGCCTCGCAGGAAATTCCGCTGGGCTACTTCGTTGACAGCACGGACGGCAACACCGAAGAGACCGCGCTGACCATCGCCAACACCGATATCAAGCTCTGGAAGGCCGGCGCGACCACGCTTGCCAACAAGAACAGCGGCGGCGGAACACACATCTCGAACGGCATCTACTACGCCGTTTTGGACGCGACCGACACCGACACGCTGGGTTCGATGATCGTCTTTGTTCACGTCTCCGGCGCCCTGCCGGTGCGTGTGGAATGCGTCGTCCTCGCGGCGAACGTCTATGACTCGCTGATCGGCGGCGGCGATCTGCTCCAGGTCGATGCTACGCAGTTCGCCGGCACGGCCTACGCCACCGCGCTTGCGGCCGAGGTCGATGCGGTGTGGGACGAGCAAGTGGACGGCACGACCACTGCCCGCCAGTCGGTGCGGCTGCAGAACTCGGCGATGGGCGGCAAGGCGAGCGGTCTCGGGACCACGACGGCGGTGTATCGAGACCTGGCCGACTCCAAGGATCGCATCTCTGCGACCGTGGATGCGGACGGCAATCGCACTGCGGTGACTCGTGACCTGACCTAAGAAGGGGCGCGGCGGTGTTTGGGGGCCGCTTCTTCGGGCAACGCTTCTTCGGTGAGCGCTATTTCGGTCACCGGGGGCTGGTTGTCCTTGGGCGCTACTTCGGCGGCCGAAACTTCGGCGTGCGCTACTTCGGCCCCCGGTACTGGGGCACGAAGCGCATCAGCGCGTTTGCATTGGCCCAGACCAGCGGACCGTCCATCGCTGGCGTTGTCGGTGTTGCGGGGGATCTGTCCTTCCCGTGGCCGGTGGCGCCATCCGCGACGCTCGGGTTAGCTGGGACGGTATCCGTTGGCGCCGTACTCAGTTTCGACAATGAGACCGATTTCGCGGTAACGCCACCGCTAGAGGTGGCTGCACTGAGCGCCGCAGTGACGATGGGGGCGGCCAGCTTCTCGTTTGGTCTGCCAGTCCCCGGCACCGGGTGCTACTACGGCTCGAGATACTTCGGCTCCAGGTTCTTTGGGTCGAGATACTTTGGCACTAGGCGGCAGTTCGCCCTCAGTGTCACTGCCGGCCCGTCCATGGCTGGGGTTGCTGGGGTGGCCGGTGCGCTTGCCCTGGATCTTGGCGTCTCTCCGTCCACGTCGATTGCGCTGAGTGGCACCGTCACCACAGAGGGCGACTGGAGAGAGGCGGCTGTTATCCCGCCAAAGCGCGCCGTTGGTACGCCGGCCAAGAAGCGCCGTCGTAACTACATCATCGACGGCAAGAAATACCACAACGTCACCGACGAGGAGTTGGCCTTCCTGCTGTCGCGCGACCTTATCCAGCGCGAGCAGGTCAAGGTTATCCACAAGGACAAGAAGGCGCGACCGATTGGCAAAGAGGCGTTCGAGGCTGCAAAATCCAAGCAGAAGCAGGACGAATCCGACGAAATTGCGGCGCTCATCGCGCTCTTGTGAGGCACATGGACAAGAAAGAAACCGAGATTGCTGCAGGCCAACGTGCAGAGCAAATACTCACTGACCCAGTATTTATCGCGGCCCGCGAACATATTGACGCCGAGTTATATCGGCTATTTACGAGCACTGTTCCGACGGATTTGGAGGCGCTGAGCCAGATTAAGGCCATGCAATATATGCACGGCAAGTATCTGCAGTATCTCCAAAAGGTTGTAAATGACGGGAAAATCGCTAAACTGGAGGTCGAGCGGAAACCTCGACATTCCGCTAGCGAGTTTGGGTATCGATAATCGAGCCCGCTCCCGAAAGGATTAATGGGTATTGAGAGTACGCCGGCAACGGAAGCTCCACAGGGCCTCACCGAAGAACAAGGTGTGGCCGAACTGCTGAATCGGTGGAAGGGCAACGGACCGGCCCAAGCTGATCAGCCGGAAACCGAGGAAACCACGGACGAAACCCTGCCCGAGCAGCCGAAAGGCGACGCCGGCCAGGAGGAATCAGTCCCGCAGGAGACCGAGGATTCCGAAGACGAGGGTGAAACCGAAATCGACGTGGCGGGGGAGAAGTTCAAGGTCCCCGCCAAGCTGACTGAGACCGCGAAGCGCATCGAAGCCAGGGCCAAAGAGGTTGAGGCCGGTGCGACGCGCAAGTTTCAGGAGGCCGCCGACCTTCGGAAAGCCGCTGAGGTTCAACACCAGACCGTCAAGCAACTGCAGAAGATCAGCGAGGCCCAGGCCGACCTGATCGCCGATCACAGGATGGTCGCGCGCAGGCTGACGCAACTGGAAAGCGTGGACATCAACAGCGTTGACACTGAGACGCTGACCCGCCTCAACGCGGAATACAACCAACTCCAGGCTGCAAAGGGCCGGATCGAAGGGCAATACGCCCAGAACATCCAAGCCATGCAGGCTGAAGAGCAAAAGGCGTTCTCTGCTCGCAAAGAACATGCTGAGAAGCTCTTCACGACCCACATCAAGGGCTGGAGCGCGGACAAGGCCAAGAGCCTGTCCGAGTACGCAAAGAGCAAGGGAGCACCGGATGGCGTCCTTCAGGGCGTAACCGATGCATGGATGGTTCAGATCCTCGACGACGCGGCCTACGGGCATGCGATGAGGACGGCCAAAGGTCCGACGCTGAAGCGGGTGGAAGCCCCGACCAAGACCCTGAAGCCAGGCGCTGCAGGGAGCCCGAATTCAGCGGCCCAAGCCAAGGTAAGCGACGCGATGAAGCGTCTTCAGAAGTCGGGGCGTCTTGAAGACGCTGCGGCGGCACTGCTGGCGAGGTCCGCTTTCCGTAAAAGGTAAGCAAAGTGACCCAAGTTTCCGGAACCCTTGACACCTACGATCTCGTCGGCATGGCCGAGGACGTCGAGGACGTCATTTTCAACATCTCGCCGACCGACACGCCGGCCCTGACCATGGGCAAGCGCAAGAAGGCCACGGCGACGAACCACCAGTGGCAGACCGACTCGCTGGCTGCGGCGAGCTCGAACAAGGCGGTCGAAGGCGATGACGCCTCGTATGCGACTGCTGCGCCGACGGTGATGCTGTCCAACCGCCTGCAGATCGCACAGAAGACGGTGCTGGTTTCCGGCACTGCCGACGCTGTTCGCAAGTACGGCCGCGCGGAGGAATTCGCGTACCAACTGATGAAGCGCGGCAAGGAACTCAAGCGCGACATCGAGTTCACCATCGTGCGCAACCAAGCCTCGAGCGTTGGTGGTTCGCAGACCGCTCGCCAGGCGGCCGGCTGGGAATCCATGATCGCGGGCAACCGCATCTTCTCGGCCTCGACCGACTCGACCGGCACGACCCCGGGCTACGCCTCTGGCGACTGGGGCGCGCCGACCGATGGCACGACTGCTGCGCTGGACGAGACCACGCTGGTTTCGGCTCTGACGGCTGCGTGGACGGACGGTGGCGACCCGAGCGTCATCATGGTTGGCACGGCTCAGAAGCGGAAGGTCGCCGGCTTTGCTGGCGCGACCAGCTTCGCGGGTGTGTCGGTGAACCAGGGCCGAACGGCTCAGGGCGTGGTGGTTGGTGGTGTGGACCTCTACATCTCCGACTTCGGCGAGCACAAGGTGGTTCTGAACCGCTACATGCGCGCGTCCACGCTGTTCTGCATCGACCCCGACTACGTGTCCACCGCGTGGCTGCGGCCCATCAAGTACACGTCGCTGGCGAAGACCGGTGACGCGGACAAGGGCCAACTGCTGTGCGAGTTCACCGTGGTGATGGAGAACCCGGACGCGCACGCGAAGATTCAAGACCTCACCTAACGCTCCTTGATCCCCGGGGCTTCGGCCTCGGGGGTTTTTTGAAAGGAAAGAACCATGCGACTGGCACCGAACTACCTGCGCCTGAACAAGCAACTTCCCCCGAACTACCGGCGCATCAACAACCGCTAACCATGCAAGTACGACTCTCCGTCCCTGAACAGTTGCGCAATCGGCCACCGAAGTTCCATGGTGAGTGGGTTGGCTATCACGACAGGGTTGGGAGGGTGCTGGCCGGAGCCGGCAGCGGCGGTGTGTGGGTTGAGTTCGAGGCCGGCAAATACGTCGGCTGCCCCATCAAGCACTTGAGCAAGCCATGAAGATCCTCGGCGTTGAGTACGACCCGCTGACGGGTGTGAAGACCACCTATGGGGCCGAGGATGGCAAGATGATCGTCAAGACGGAGCAGGACGTTGCTCCGCATCTTGACTACACGCAGGCGCTGCGTAACGACCCGGACTACGCCAAGCGCGGCATCAAGCAGAACTTCCAGCACGTCGGGCACATCCCGAACTCGGTCGTAGCCAAGATGCTCACCGAGGATGGCTTCGATGTGATGCGCTTCCCGGCGCGCGAGGTGGTCAAGTTCCTTCGCAAGAACTGGGACAAGTACGGCAAGCTGATCGTCACGGCATCGGGGCGCATCTGATGGAGGAACTCGGGTACTACAAGCACATCGAGTCGATGCTTGATGAGGAGCCCGACGAGGCTGCCAGGCGCTGCACGGCGCTTCTTGACAAGGACTGCGACGACCACCACGCCATGTTCCTCATGGCGTCGGTCTTCCTGCGGGGAGAGAAGTACGGCGTCTCTTCGCTGTTCTTCCGCCGCATCACCGAGCTGGTGCCCAAGCGCTCGGAGCCGTGGAACAACCTAGGCATGTGCTTCGGCGGCATGAAGCAGCACCACAAGGCCCGCCAGTGCTACCTCAAGGCATGGGATCGCGAGAAACGGCCTCTGTACGCCGCGAATGTCGGGTGTACACACATGGAAGAGCGCGACTACAAGCGCGCCATCGAGTGGTCAGAGACTGCGCTGCGGATGGACCCGACATGCGTGACTGCGCTCAATACTCGCGGGCTGTCGCGCATCGCTCTCGGTCAGTGGAAAGACGGCTGGAAGGACTGCAGAGCCCAGATCGGCGGCAAGTTCCGCAAGCGCCTCCAGTTCCTCAACGAAGGGATGTGGGACGGCAAGCCCGGCACCAACCTCGTGATCTACGGCGAGCAGGGGCTTGGTGACGAAATCATGTACGCCTCCTGCGTGCCGGATGCCGCTCGTGAAAACACGGTTGTGCTCGAGTGCGATCGCAGGTTGGAGGGCCTGTTCCGACGCTCGTTCCCGCAGATCGCGGTCTACGGTACGCGGCTGGCGAAAGAAATCGAGTGGCCGAACAGCCACAAGATCGACGCCAACATTCCGTGCGGGCAATTGCCTGAGTTCTACAGGCCGACGCCTGACTCCTGTCCTGGTACTCCTTACCTAGTGGCCGACCCTGAGCGGCGCATCCAGTGGCGTGCGCTGTTCGACTCGTGGGGGCCGAAGCCAAAGATTGGCATTGCGTGGAGTGGCGGCAGCAAGCACAACAACCCCGAGGCGCGTTCGGCCGGCATCGATGCATTCCGCCCGCTGATTCAGGCCATCGACGCGGACTGGATAAGCCTTCAGTACAAGGGCGACACGCTGCGCGAGATCGAGGAGGCGGGGCTTCCGGTCAAGCACTACAAGCGCGCCAGCGAGTCGGAGGACTACGACGACACCGCAGCGCTAGTGGCCGAACTGGATCTCTACATCGGTGTGCATACGAGCGCACACCATCTCGCTGGTGCGTTGGGCGTGCCGTCCATCGTGTTCACCAACGAAAAGAGCAACTGGAACTACCAGCCAGAGCTGCGCAAGTTCCCTTGGTATCAAACGACCACGTTGTTCCCGCAGAAGCCGGGCGAGACGTGGACTCAGACTATGGAGCGACTAGCAAATGATCCCGCTCTACTGCGGATTCGACCAGCGCGAAGCGGCGGCGTATCACGTCTTCTGCCAATCGGTGATTCAGACCGCTACCAGCCCAGTAGCGTTCTACCCGCTTGCGCTGAAGCTGCTGCCTGAGTACACCGAGACTCACACCGACGGCTCCAACCAGTTCATCTACAGCCGCTTCCTCGTCCCGTTCCTCCAGGACTATCGCGGCTGGGCCATCTTTGCCGATGGCGACATGCTCTGCCGGGCCGACATCTCGGAACTGTGGGCCATGCGTGACCAGCGGTATGCGGTCATGGTGGCGAAGCACAACTACTCCTCAAAGGCACAGAGGAAGTACATCGGCACGTCGCTCGAGACGCACAACGCGGTCTACCCGCGCAAGAACTGGTCAAGCGTGATGCTGTGGAACTGCGGCCATCCGGCGAACCGGATCCTGACGCCGAAGTACGTTGAGGAGCACTCCGGCCGCGTCCTGCACCGCTTCGAGCACCTGCACGATGAGCAGATCGGCGATCTGCCGCGTGAGTGGAACTGGCTGGCTAGCGAGTACGAGCACAACCCGGATGCCAAGCTTGTGCATTACACGCTGGGCGTGCCGGGCATGGAGCACTACAAGGACTGCGACCACTCGGCGGAATGGCATCTCACCAAGCAGGCCGTCAATCACATCGAAGCGTGAACGTCACGTTCAAGCACTGCGGAGAGCACCTCGCCTCCAGCCGCTACAGGGCTCTCATCCCAACCGTTGAGCTAGCGAAGCTCGGCATCGGCCCAGGCCCTGAGTGGGTCGTGATGGGCAAGCACAACTGGAACTGGGACGAGCAGACGGCCGGCTACAGCAAGAAGTGCTTCGATGTCTGTGACGACAATTTCGACCACCCACAGTGGGGCGAGCACTATCACCTGTGCTGCCTGAAGGCCGATCTGGTGACGTGCAACAGCGCGGAGATGCAGCGCATCATCCACGAGCGCACGGGCAAGGATGCCATCGCGATCCCGGACCCCTACGAACAGCCAGAGAAGCCGCCCCGCGTTCACGACAAGCTGCTGTGGTTCGGCCACCGGACCAACCTGCGCGACTTGGCCCCATGGGTGGGCAAGCTCAAGAACCTAGAGGTGGTCTCCAACTTCGAAGGCACCACACCATGGAGCCCGCAGGAGATGGATCGCGCTTTTGATAGGGCCGGCCTGGTCGTGATCCCTACCGGTAAATCCATGGCAAAGTCAGCCAACAGGGCGATCGAATCCCTCCGCAGGGGCCTGTTCCCTGTGTGCGGATACCTCCCATCATACGGTGACCTCGGGGTTTATGTTGGCGATATTGGCGATGGCGCGAAATGGGCGCTATCCCACCAAGACGAGGTTATCTCGCGCATTAAGCGTGCCCAGGCATATATCCGTGGTGAGTATTCGCCGCGCAGGATTGGAGCGCTATGGAAAGCAGCCCTATTCGGCTAAACTTGGGCTGCGGGGCCAAGATCTGGCCTGGGTTCGTCAATATCGACTTGGCGAATAACTGGACGAGCATCCAACCCGACGTGGTTGCGGATGTGACCGGCCCGCTACCTTTCCCCGACGACTACGCGGACGAGGTTCACGCCTACCACCTGTTTGAGCATATCTACCGCTGGAAAAGCGAGGACGTGCTTAAAGAGTGGATCCGGGTTCTGAAGCCCGGCGGGCTCCTGGTGCTGGAAATGCCGTGCCTGGACAAGATCCTGGACGCATTCATCTGGTACGCAGAACGCCAGAAGCCAGCGCCGATCCACCTGACGATGTGGGGCCTGTTCGGTGACCCTCGGTACAAGAACGAGGCCATGTGCCACCGCTGGTGCTATTCGGCATCAGAACTGCGTGACCTCCTGACCTACGCCGGGCAAGTCGATATCACCGAAGCGGAGCCACAGACGCACCAGCCAGTGCGCGACATGAGGTTTGAGAGCAGGAAGCCATGGCGACAACCTACAGTGCCCTGAAGACCGAGATTGCGGACTTTGTGAACCGCAGTGACCTCACGTCTGTCGTTGACACGTTCATCGACCAGGCCGAGGCGGAGATGCAAATCAGGGTGAAGGAAATCGAGTTCGAGACGCGCTCGACGGTCACGGTGACGGCTGGCGTTGCGACGCTGCCCACAGGCTGGCTTTCGGCTCGCTCCGTGATCTGGAACGGCGACACCGCTCGCAGGTTGTCCTACGTGACCCCCGACAAGCTGGAGATGGTCAACGCCAGCAGTCCGTCATTCGTGAACTACTACACCATCGTCGGCGCACAACTGCGGTTCGCTGACGACGGCGACGGCTCGGTGATCGCCACCTACAACGCCAAGTTCACGCCGCTCTCCGACTCCAACACCTCGAATTCGATCCTGGCCGAGTTCCCATCGGCCTACCTGTACGGTGCACTGAAACACGCTGCGGTGTACCTGAAGGACTTCGAGGCTGCACGCAACTACGAGGCGCTGTTTGACCAGCAGATGGCGCTTGTGATCGCCAACAACGCCGAGCGCAAGTACGCAGGAGCGGCGCTTCAGGTGAGGCCGGCGTGAGTCGCATGAAGAACTGGCGGGGTTGCCGTGCTCTAGAAGCCCCAGCAGGAGGGTCGCGCCCGGTTTGGCTACCGGTTACCCCGCCCACTGCGCCGAAGCGCCGCCAGTCCGAGGATGACTATACATCATGATCGAGCTTCTCGGCTTCTCGCCCGACCTGGATCCGACGACGCCGGGGGTCATCACCGACTGCACCCAGCTTGTGCCGTCAGACAAGGGTATGGCGTCAGCGCCGTCTCCTGTCGATCCTGGATCTGACGTGCTCGTGGCCGACTGCCGAGGGGCTGCAGTGCTCCAGAACACCGCCGGCACGAGGCGCACCATTGCTGGCACGCAATCGAAGCTGTACGAGCTATCCGGCACGTCTTGGGCTGACGTTTCCACTGGCACCTATACCGGCTCGGGCGAGAACCGCTGGAGCTTTGCCCAGTTCGGCGACGTGGCGCTGGCATCGAATGATGTCGTCGCTCTCCAGTCGTCCACCTCCGGCACCTTCGCGACCATCGCAGGCTCGCCCAAGGCACGGATGATCGTCGCGGCCAAAGACTTCGTGCTGGCATTCGATACCAACGACGCTGGCTTTGGTGACTCACCAGACAGGTGGCGGTGCAGCGCCTACCAGGATGCGTCGAGCTGGACGATCAACGCTTCGGTGCAGGCCACCTCTGGCCGCCTGATCGGTTCTGGCGGTGCCATCACCGCAGCCATCCGGTTCGGCCAGCAGGTTATTGCATTCAAGCGTTCCGACATGTTCGTCGGCTCCTATGTCGGGCCGCCGCCGGTCTGGCAGTGGGACCAGGTTCCTGGCGATGTCGGCTGCATTGGCCCTGAGGCGGTGTGCGACATCGGTGGGCGAATCGTGTTCGTTGGCGATGACGATATCTGGCTGTACGACGGTACTCGGCCTACGCCTATCGCGTCGGCGCTGCGGCAATGGTTCTTCAACGACTCGAGCGCGACCTATCGCTACCGGACCATCGTCACCCACGACAAGCAGAACAGCCGCGTATGGTTCTTCTACCCGTCTGCGGCCAGCACCACGGGCCAGCCTGACTCGGCCATTGTGTGGCACCGCCGCAATGGCCGGTGGGGAAGGGCGAACCGCACCATCGAAGCGGCTTTCCAGTACGTCACGCCGGGCCTGACCTGGGACACGCTCAACACGCTTTCCAGCACATGGGACGCACTGCCGGATATCCCTTGGGACTCTCAGTCGTGGCAAGCCGGAGGCCGGGCGCTGGCGGTCTTCGACACAACCCACGACATCAAAACGCTATCCGGGGTGGGCGCTGACAGCACGGTGACGCTTGGCGACTACGGCGAGGACTACCGGGATACGTTCGTCCGTAGCGTGAAGCTCCGATACATCACCGAGCCCACTACCGGGTCTGTGCAGGGCTACACCAAGCAGGGGCCGGGTAAGACGCTCACGGTAGCGGACACCGGCACGTTGAGCGATAGCAAGTACGACATCCGCCAGACCGGGCGCTTCCACCGCTTCGCTTTCAGCCACACCGGGAACACCGAGTTCAACGGCTTCGTCATGGACGCCATGCCGACTGGGCGGCGCTGATGGCAAAGCTCGACGAGAACCAGCAGTTCAGCGAGCAGACGCTGCTCCAGACCCTCTACGCCTACGCCAAGCGCGTGGCCCAGAAGGTCAACCGGATGTCGGGGGCCGAGTTCACTGCCACCTACGACCCCGGAAACCTCGTGGACGGGGCTGGCACGACCACCACGGTATCGGCGCCAGGCTCGCAGTTGGGCGATTATGTGCAGGCGACATTCTCGCTGGATACCCAGGGGATACTGGTTTTCGGGTGGGTATCTGCGGCGGGTACTGTATCCGTCAGGTTCCAGAATGAATCTGGCGGGGCCATTGATTTGGCGAGCGGCACGCTTAAGGTTAAAGTCTCGCCAGAATGAAACTGTTTACGGTGCCTCCCTCACATATATGTATCGCATGGAGGGATGGTGCTGATAAACTATCGCAAGCGACGGCTCGCGCATCGCGCGAGATAACCGCAGATCAGTTGAAATTGCTCCTGCTCAGGGGCGAGAGAACGCTAATCGGTATAGCTGACGACAGCGACATACCGAGGGCGTGGGCGGCGGTCCAGATCCAGACCCTGCCGAACCTAAGAACCCTTTACGTGTACGCGATGTACGGCCCGGGCTGGGCTGGGTTGGAAAGTTTCAACCTACTCCGGGACTACGCGCGGCAAAACGGGTGCGAAACCATCCGCGGATCATCGATTGATTCCATCGGAAGGCTTTGGGAGAAAAGGTTCCAGGCCCAAAAACTGTACAGCGTGTACGAAATGGAAGTGAACTGACATGGCGGGTGGCAGCAGCGAGTCAACGACCAGCGGACCTCCGGATTGGGCTGTCCCGTACTTCCAGCAGTTCATGCAGCGCGGCCAGCAAGTCGCGGACATGCCGTATCAGCCCTACGGTGGGCAGACGGTGGCACAACTCAACAACTACCAGACGCAAGCGCTGGACGCCACGGCACAGCGTGCCATCTACGGCTCACCGGTCAACAACGCAGCATCGGGTGAGCTGACCAAGACACTGAGCGGGGGTTACCTCAACAACAACCCCTACATGGATTCCCTTGTCAATCAGGCGCAGGGAGACGTGATCCGCAACTACCAAGACGCGATCCTTCCGAGCATCGACGCTCTGGATGCGCGCTCTGGCAGCTTCGGCAACAGCGGGGTGCAGGCAGTACTTGGTCAGAGCAGATACCAACTCGGCCAGACGCTGGGCGACATCTCCACGAACCTGCGCGGCGCGGACTACGCGGCAGAGCGCAATCGCATGCAGGGTGCTGTCGGGATGGCGCCGACGATTGCGAATCAGGATTACGTTGACGCCAACGCACTGCTCCAGGCTGGCGGCGCCTACCAGGGGCAGGAACAGCGCAACTTGGGTGACGCCTACGCGCGATTCACTGAGGCGCGCGACTACCCGAAGCAGCAATTGGCGACGCTGGGTTCCTCGCTTGGCCTGAACTACGGCACGCAAACAACCGGGCCTGGAGCCAACAAGGGGGCTGGAGCACTCGGTGGCGCACTCGGTGGGGCACAACTAGGCGCCATGTTCGGTGGCCCGTATGGGGCGGCCATCGGTGCTGGCGGCGGCGCCCTGATGGGGGGCAAGTAATGGCTGGCGGCGGCGATCTCACCAGCGCAGTTAAGGACCCGCGGCGCTCCATCCAGCCGGTCGGCCGCCAGCAGGCAATGAGTGCGCCTTCTGCGCTCCCTGCGGTGCTCTCGCGGCCCAGCTTGCCGAACAGTGGCCTTGCCCGCTTCGGAGCGAATTTCTCTCCGTACCAGATGCCGGCGTACACCCCGCCGATCTTCCAGCCTCAGGCGTTGGCTCCTCTGCGCCAGTTCGGAGTTCCAGGCATGTTCGGCCAGCCGGAAATCGGTCGGTATGGGGATGTCGGCGGCTCTGGTGTTGCCTCGGGCGACAGCATGGGCGGTTTCGGTCCTTCGGCCGGTATGGGGATGACGGCAAGCGACGGTCTCGGCGGGGCCGGAAGCATCGGCGGCATGGGCATCGGTGACGGTATCGGCATGGGCATCGGCGAGTCCATGGGTATGAGCGGCGGCTCTGGCATGAGCGGTGCCGGAGGGCTTGGTGCAGGTATGGGCGTTGGCGAGTCCATGGGCATGGCCGGTGGCACAGGCATGAGCGGCACTGGCGGCATCGGCGAAGGCATCGGCGACGGTGGCGGCGGTGGTGGAGGCGGGAAGTAATGGCCGGCATCCTTGAACTCCTTGGCGCCAGCACCGGCGATGCCGGCAAGGACGCCGCCATCAACAACGGCATTCTCCAGGCGGGACTGAGCCTGTTGCAGTCGCGCGGCCGTCTTGGTCCTGCGCTGGGTCAAGCTGGCATGGCTGGGCTTCAAGGCTTCCAGCAGGCGCAGCAGCACACCTTCCAGCAGCAGTTGCAGCAGTCGCAACTGGAGGAGTTGAAGCGTCGGCAGGCCATGCAGCAACTTCCGGCACAGTTTGCGCGGACTCCCGCCCAGACGGCGCTAGCAAATGGCGGTGGGCCTACCGTCGCGAATGCCAGGGTCGCGGAGTCCGCGCAGCCGTCGTTCGACTATCAAGGCTATGCCAATTCACTGGCGCAATACGACCCGGTAGCAGCGCTTCAACTCAAGGAATCGTTGAAGCCGAAGGAGAAGGCTCCGATCAAGTTGGGCGCTGGCGACACGCTGGTGGATCCGGCGACGTTCAAGCCGATTGCGAGCGCTCCCGAGAAGGAGCCGGAGCAACTGCGGACGCTGGGCATCATCTACGGCAAGGGATCGCCGCAGTATCAGAAGGCTGCGCAGCAGTTGGCCCAGAAGATGACGACGCATCAGCCGGCCGTCACTGTGGCGAACTACGGCTCACCGGTCCCGGTGCAACTACCGGACGGCTCAACGGCGCTTGTACAGCCGTCGAACAGGGCGGGCTCGCCTCCGCAACTAATGACGTTGCCAGGCTCGAGCACGCCGCTGCGCCCCGCCAAGGATCCGCAGCAGAAGGATCTGACGGAGGCGCAGGCGAAGGCCACGGCGTTCCTCGGTCAGATGCAGTCTGCCTCCAAGGAACTAGAGGCCGTCGGGTTCGATAGTTCGGCACTGAGCAATCAGGCGGAGACGGCTCTTGCTGGTGGTGTGGCAAACATCGCCATCGGCCAAAAGGCCCAGCGCGTCAGGCAGGCACAGGACCAGTGGTCGGAGGCATTCCTGCGCTTCAAGACTGGTGCGGCATCCACTCCTGCCGAAGTGAAGGCGAACCGCGAGACGTTCTTCCCGAAGATCGGCGACAAGCCCGAGAACATCGAGCAGAAGAAGCGCATGCGCCAGCAGGCCGAGGCTGACATGGCGATTGCCGCTGGCCGTGGTGCGTCCCAACTTGCGCCGAAGGCCCCGGCGCAACGCCAAGTCAAGCGCACCGGCACCGCCAATGGCCGCAAGGTCGTGGAGTACAGCGATGGCAGCATCGAGTACGCCGATTGACCCGCGCTCGGTAAAGTGGGACGCGCCCGCTATCGACCCGGCGTCGGTCAAGTGGGATGGTGAGGCGCCGGCCCAAGATCCTGCGGCGGCTCGTCGGGAGATGATCCGCCGCGAAACCATGGCGCTACTGTCCCCGCTTCGTGGGCTGAAGGATGTTGTGGACACGGGAGCCCAATGGCTGGCGGCCGGCTACGACAAGATTGCTGGCGGATCACAAGCGGCGCAAGTCCAGTCCCAGAACGAAGCCGGCAAGCGCGAGTTCGCCGAACTGACGAGCGGTAGCGCTGTTGCTCCGCTCGGTCGTCTCTACGGCAATATTGCAGGGACCGGCCCTGCGTCTGGCCTGCTCGGTGCTGGCGCGAAGGCGGTCGGCGCCACGCGGCTTGGCAACGCCATTGCCTCGAGCGGAATGGCAACCGGTGCGCCAGCGGCAACCACGCTGCTTGGCAAGGTCGGCGACCTCGGGATTCGGTCTGCCGGTGGCGCAATCGCAGGCGGTACGGCGGCCGGCCTGGTCAACCCGGATGACGCACCAACTGGCGCACTCATCGGCGGGATGCTGCCGAGCGCGGTCAAGGTTGCAGGTGCTGCTGGAAAGGCGGTTGGCCGAGTCGTTGGCGGCAAGCCCGCTCCCGCAGGCGTGCGCGAGGCCGCAGAGGCGGCGCAAGGCGCTGGCTACGTGCTGCCACCCACGCAAGTCAAGGCGAGCCTTGCCAACCGGGTAATGGAGGGCACGGCTGGCAAGATCAGCACGGCGCAGAACGCCAGCCTGCGCAATCAGGCTGTCACGAATGAGTTGGCGAAGGCCGCGATTGGCGTAGATGAGTTGACGCCGCAGGCCATCCAATCCGTGCGCGACGCGGCCAATGCCGCGTATACCCAGCTCGGAAGCGTCGGGAAGTTCGCTTCTGATGATGCGTTCAAGGTGGCGCTTCAGACGGCGGGTGGCAGCAAGGCACTTCCGGGTGTGACAAACAAGGAGGTTGACGGTCTCGTCAAAGCCTTGTCCAAGCCAAGTTCGCTGGATGCGCAGCAGACCATCGAGACCATCAAGCGTCTGCGCTTCGAGGGCGGCGCGAACAGCGGCATGCAAGACCCGGCGAAGAAGGCGTTTGGTCGGGCGCAGATGAAGATTGCCAAGGCGCTGGAAGACCTGATCGACCGCAACCTGCAGGCTGTTGGGCAGCAAGACCTGTTGACCAACTACCGGGCGGCGAGAACGACGCTCGCGAAGGTGTACGACGTAGAAAAGGCGCTGACGCAGGCCGGCAATGTGGACGCCTCAAAGATCGCCTCTCTTGCCAAGAAGGGTCGTCCCCTAACGGGTGAGTTGAAGACGATTGCAGATTTCGCGGGCAACTTTCCAAAGGCGGCGCAGCTTCCGGAACGCATGGGCAGCTTGCCGCAGACGAGCCCACTTGACCTGTGGGGAGCCGGCATTGCCAGCGGTGTGCTTGGTACGCCGCTCGCCATGACTGGAGTTCTCGCGCGCCCGATTGCCCGCGCTGCTTCGCTGTCCGGGCCTGTGCAGAGGGGGTTGACGAAGGTTCCGGGCCAATCCTTGGTTCCGCAAGCAATCGAGGAGGCTATTTATCGCTCTGGTCCTCTTCTCGGCTCGAAGTGATGAAGCCGTATATGAACGCCAGCACCACGAGCACTAATAGCTTCAGCCACAAGTAAGACAGCATGCCGGTTCCAGCCTCAATCAACGATCTCTCTACAACTGTAGCGAGCAATAGCCCGTCCGGGAGCGAGACCCCCACAGACGGGGATAACTACCTGCGCACGTTCGCATCCTTTATCGCCCTTTTGAGGGACATGCTGAACGGAACGACGGTCGCCGCACTGAAAGATGCGTCTACCGTCAACAGTATAGAGATCGGGTATCGGGTCATTCCCAGAGTCGCGACCGCAACGACATCGGCGATTGGTGATCGCGGCAAATGCAACGCCATCTCGGCTGGGATCACCATTCCGGCATCGACGTTCGCGGCCGGCGATTCATTCGGTCTGTACAACGACAGTGGCTCGTCCGTGACCATTACGCAGGGCGCTGGACTGACGTTGCGCTGGGGCACAAGCACCGGGAACAGAACGCTTGCGGCACGCGGCATTTGCTCGGTGTGGTTCAACTCAGCGACAGAGGCTGTCATCACGGGGTCGGGGGTGACAGCGTGAGTTTCCTCACGGCCATGCTCGGCGCGGCTTCTGCTGGTGTCACGCAGTCGATCACCGTTGCTGGTGCGAGCGTCACGCTTGGCGCTGACGGGACGGTGACGGCCATTTCTGGCGATGCCTTTTGGTTCAAGCCGCCGAGTGCCGGGATCGGTTCTCAGTACTGGGCCAGGACGACACGAACAGGCGGTACGACGGGGGTTGTCTTCTCCCCGGCATCTGGCACTTGGCATGCGCTCTCGGCTGGAGAGACCTGGTTTGCATCAGGAGGCGCCGGCAACTGCCAGGGCACCCTTGAGATTGCCTCCGATGCGGCCGGCTCGACCATCGTCTCCACCGGGACCATTTCCGTCAACAACGCCATATGACTAAAGACATGCAATCGGCCGCGGGATCACGTTGCAGCCAGTGGATGGCGGCGGGACATCAACCTCGCTTTCGGCAATTTCCTGTCCGTCTCCTCCGCCACCGCATGCCGTCAGAGCAAGGGCCAAAGCAATCGTCGCCAGCAACTTCATACGCAATCCTCCCTGGTGGTCCTCAAACGTAGTTGATCGGCTGATTAAGAGCAATCCCCCGAAAGTACGAGATGCCAGTTACCGCAAACAATTCCCTAACCCAAGAGCGGCTGAAAGAGGTTGTCTCGTACTCCCAGGATACGGGTGAGTTTCATTGGTGCGGGCAGCGTCGTGTCGGAGTCCGCAACGGCGACTTGGCGGGCAGTGCCCATCCGAGCGGCTACCGCCGAATCACCATTGACGGGCGAGCATTTTTGGCGCACCGCTTGGCGTGGCTCTATGTGTATGGGGTTTGGCCGACCGAGCTGATCGATCACATAAACGGCCATCGCGGCGACAACCGCATTGCCAATCTACGCGATGCCGACCGCAACACCAACATGCAGAACAGGCGCGCCCCCGGGTGCTCAAACACATCTGGCTTCCTTGGCGTGTCTTGGCATAAGCGATGCAAGAAGTGGCGCGCCTGCATCAACTCACGGCAATACAAGGCAGACCTTGGCTTGTTTGACACGCCAGAAGAGGCGCACGCCGCATATCTCGCGGCAAAGCGTCAGACGCAGCCCGGCTGCACCATCTAAAGGGGCCGCGCCGTGCCTGTGCCAAACGCAATTACCGATCTCTCGACTACCCCGGCCAGCAATAGCCCCAGCGGGAGTGAGGCGCCGACCGAGGGGGATAACCACCTTCGCACGGCGTATGCGTTTATCCGCCAGCTCTACGACGCGGCTTCTGCCAGTTCTGCTGCTGCTGCTGCATCGCTGTCTGCGTTTGCCTCCAACCTCGCCAGCGCCGGCACGGTCACGGTGGGTGACGCGCTGGTGGCTGTCAAGTCGCCGCTGACGGGTGGCACGGCACGCACGCAGCACGCGAAGAATGCGGATTTCGTCTCGGTCAAGGACTTTGGCGCCACCGGCGACGGAACGACGGACGACCTAACGGCGCTGCAGGCGGCGTGCGATAGCGGGGCCAAGTTCATCTTCTTCCCCGAGGGGACGTACATGGTCACCGGGCCTCTGCTGCCGAAAACGCAGCAGACGCTCCTTGGGGCCAAGCGCGAGAGCACCATCATCAAGGCGAAGTCCGGATTCGCCGGCAGCGCGCTGGTGAGCTATCCGAGCGGGGCCTACTCGGGCGTCACGCTGGAAGGTCTCCTGCTCAATGGCGACAGCCTGGCAGCCCGCTGCCTGGAGATCATCGGCGTCTCGCAGGGTGCGGTCGATCAGGTCATCGTGCGCGATCTGCGCTGCGCCCTCGCGACGACGACGCAGATCTACTGCGAGAACCTGACCTACTGGGAACTCGATCACGTCATTTCCAGCGGAGGAACCGGCTACGCGCTCCACATCAAGACGTGCTACACGGGGTCGTCCAAGAACTGCGTTCACTACCACGGCGCCACGTCGGCGGTGAAGGTGGAGAACAGTTCTGACAACACGTTCCTGTACCTGGTTTGCTTCAACAACGCCGGCACGAGCTCCACGAGCTTGCTGGAGATCGACGGCGGCCACGGTAACGTTTTCCGCGACTACACGCTTGAGCCGCAGGGCGCTAGCAACGTCACGCAGGAACTGCTGATCAACGACACAGTAACCGGCAACTGCACCGGCCACGAGTTCATCAGCGGCCAGCACATCGGCCTTGCGAACACCAAGACCCGCTCCATCGTCATGGGCTCGTCTGGGACGATCTATCAGACGCTGTTCGAGAACATGCGGGTCATCAAGCCGACGAGCAATGACTCGGTGTTGCTGACGGCCCAGCAGGAAACCAAGTTCAAGAACTGCCGAGATCAGGTCGCATACGACACGCCGACTTTTGCCAAGTTGACGGTCACGAACAACTCGGGCCAGCCGTACAACGCCGACAACACGCAAGACCTGACGCTCACGATCAACGGGAGCACGGGTGACCCGACATCGCCAACCGCCGTGGGTGGCTTTGTCGCCCCGGCGATCAAGAACCACACGTTCTTTCTGCTCGAGCACAACTTCGGCGCCATCAACTGGTCGGCGGCCGGCACGGGGACGTTTCGAATCACGCTCCCCTTCAGCGTGACGGGCCATGTGATCGTCGGTCCCTGCACCCTGTTCGCAACGGCCGTGGTCGGCTATGTGAACGGGACGACGGTCACGCTGTACCCGATCAACTCCAACACGGCGCTCACCTGGGCGTCTGCTGTTGCTGGCGGGTCGCTCGCGATCTCCATCGTTGGATACACGTCATCGTAGGCCAGCCATGACAGAGCACCACGACTCCTGGCAAACGATTGCCATCAAGACGGCTACCGTCATCCTTGGCTGGTTTGGCTCATGGAAGCTTGGCGAGGTGCAGACGCTGGTTGGCATCGCGTCTGGCCTCATCGTCGCTGGCTATGCGGCCACGCAGTGGTATGTGCTCTGGAGAGACAAGATTAAAGGGCCGCCCAAATGAAACTCATCTCCAACGTGGGCCAGGCCCACCGCATGTACGTGGTGCAAGTGCTGGCGCTCATCGCAGCCGTGCAGGGCATCTGGGCCGCACTGCCGCCCGAGATCGTGGCGAAGTTGCCTGAACACCTCCTGAACCAGATCACCGCTGGGCTGGCTGTGGCCGGCGTGATCGCGCGCGTCATCAAGCAGTTCGCGCCGGAGTTCGAAGACACGCAGCCGATGAAGGACGACGAAAGATGAGACCCCTATTGATCCTCGCTGCCGTGCTCGCGCTGGCTGGGTGCTCCAGCTTCAAGCTCGGCGGCATGGCCTATTGCCCGCACGGCATGAACTGCGAGTTTCGGCAACTCGCGCCGGTGAAGACCGAACCGGCTGCGGCCGCAAGCGGGGTGTCGGCATGAAGCGCGCAGCCATCGCCATCGCGGCCGGGCTGGCGTGCTGGGCGGCCTACGCTGGCGTCTCCGGAGCCCCTGCCGGCTACGGACACGCCGGCCACATGCCGGAGATCGACACCGCCACGGTGCCGGAACGCGCAACGCCGCTGACCGCGCCGAAGTGGCGCGACGCCAACGCAGCGCTCTATGGCGAGCGGCCGGCTGCAGATGTACAGGGCGCGCTGCGGTTTACCTGCAAGTTCTCGCACACGGCCTGGGATGACCCGCTGGTCAAGCCGAACATTCCCGGCGGATCGCACGGCCACACCTTCGTCGGCAATGCAGGCGTCACGGCACACACGACGGCGGATGATCTTCGCGGCCCGGGCTCGACCTGTGCCGGCGGCAGCGTCAACCAGTCGGCCTACTGGATGCCGCTGATGGTGGACACGGCAAACGGCGCGGTCGTGAAGCCG